AAAACTTTGAGGCTGTATTTGAGTATGTAAGGCCAAGCCTCTCAAGCATGTTGTTGTATCTGTCAGTAGCATTGTGCAGGGCTGTAATGTTGTCTTTTTCTTTCTGTTGTTCAGCCGTTAATTGACCGACCAGAGGGATCTCCGCTGCGATTAGCTGACCCATCAATTCTTTCTGACTGTTGAATTGATCGAAGGTCATTTCACCAGTTTGCAAAAGACCAATCATCTTTTCGAGTTCAGTATTCATCTGAGCTTGCAGAACATGCGCTGCGAGAGGCTTTGTGGGGCCGCTTGATGGTGGGGTGGTGGGTGATGTTCCGCTTGCTCTGGGGCCACCATATGCCGCGTCCTCATACGCTGACTGGTTGGCTTGTGCCGCTCTGGTGGATCTTCGACCTTCTAGAAAATCAAAGAACTTGCTTGCCATGTCGCCAGCGCCCGTGAACGTATCCAACTCAATTCCGAGCGCACCCATATTCGCGCCTTGAGTGCTTGGGATATATCCCTCTTGCTTTAATCTTTCGATCATTTGCCCTGCGGTATGCCGAAACCCAAGATCTCCGTCTTTGTATCTTTGAGCATCTGTGCGAAAACCCATTTCGGCTTTTTCAAGTGCGGTCTTTTGTTTCCCAAACATTCCCAGATAACCACTTTCAGTTCGAAAAGTTCCGTCTGAATTTGGGAAAACACCTCTATCAGCATACGCGTCATTTCGAACTTTTATTGATGAACCTCTTAGATTTTCAATGAAGGTATTAACTTGGAGATTGCTCAACGTTGGGTCAGCGTTTTTCAGTGCTTCTCTGATATTTCCAGACGCCAATCCCTCTTTGTAGCCCTTATCGGGAAGGGCATTTTTAGCCATGCCAATGATGTTTGCAATTTGTGTCGAAATCCAACCGCTTATGTAGTCAGCAATTCCCGCAAGTGTTGCGACGATAATTCCGATTATACCGCCCTTTTTGCCGAATATGATAAACCCGATTAGACCTAAACTTGCGAGTTCGCCGCCAGCAAAATCATTAAACTTGTTATATGCCGCTCTTACGCTGTCAAAGAACTGCAAGGCAGCTTTCGTGGTGTTGACTAAGCCATCAACTGTTCCAGCCGCATAAATCACCATGTCATCAAGAAAACCAGTGATGCGAGTGCCAACAGTTGCAGCGTTATTTCCCAAGGTTTGAAGGGCAGCATCAAGTTCTAAATTAATAAAATCAGCCGCATCTTTGAGAAAATCAAAAACCCCAGCCTCCATGACCCGTGACTTTAGCTCAAAAACCTTATCCCCGATCATTGAAAGAGAGCCTGAGAAAGTTGTCGCCATTTGAGGCGCGACCCCAGCAATCACTGAGCCACCATTCTTGAATGCACTTTTGATCTTTTTCTCGACCTGATCCAGAGAATAAGTGGCCCCATGCTCAAAGCCCATCATCGCCAACACGCCACGCTCTCTGAACGTGTCAGCCGCGCCCGTACCACCAGCCATAAGGCGCATAAACTGTGACGCCGCATCATCCACGCTCATCCCCGTTACAGCCGCCACGTCAGCGCTGGCGCGTAAAAAGAAATCAACTTGATCAATGTCGCCTTTTAGCTGTGCAGCCATCCGATTTGATGCCCCGACCAAATCTTCAAAACTAAACGAAACCTCTGTCGCAAATTGCCTTGTATTCTTGAAAATTTGATTGGCGACTTTGGTGTCTTTTGTCACCGCCACCATTTGAAACTTTACCTGTTCGAGCGTGTTCGCAACTTTGATAAAGTCTCGAACAATCAAACCCGCGCCCAAACCTAGAAACGCAGATCGAAGTGAGAAGATCTGTCGCGTCAAACCTTGAAAGATCGAAAGTGACCTCTGGAATGCACCTTGGATTATCCCCGCGCTTCTCTTCGCAACTTGCTCTAAGCTACGAAGCTGTCTTTTCGCTGCGTCAGCATCAACGACAATATTAAGTCTGGCTAAAGTGGTCATTTTGTTTTTTCACCCGCAATCACGACATATTCAGCGTCCAAAGTTTGAACCAAGAGAATGAAGCCCCAGAAGTCTATTTGACTTGTCATATCGGCGTATTGTGCAATTTCTCCGAAAGGGATTGCTCCAACCGCCATGCCTACGTTGCGACTTGAGGTGAGAAACTGAAACGCTTCAACAATTTCCCCCTCTTCTGGTGTAAGATCTGGACGTGATTGCAGAAAAGGCATCTGTGTCGCATCGATGGTTCCATCTAGAAGTTTTTCCTCATAGTGGCCCCACGTCATCTGCCATCGCATCCAGCGTTTTAGTTTTTTGAGCTTGTCTCCAATTTTTCGTTTCTAAATCTTTCGTTGTCTTGCGCATATTCCAAGATCAACGCTAAGAACTCTTCAGCAGTCGCATCAGACAAGATCTCAAACGCTCTTTCCTTCGAGTATTTGATTTCCTTTCCGTCAAGCGTCAGCCCCTTCCAATCAAGCAAGATCGTTTCTGAAACTGCTCGCGCCATGATCTGGCCCTGCATTTCCATGTCGAGCTTTCCAGCCTCATATTTCCTCTGATGGGGGGCCATCAAAGAATTAAACCGTGTCTTGAATTTCGGGTTGCCCATTCGTGCAATAAGAAAGGATGTGGTCATATCGTGTTCGACCCACACCCCCTCGTTTTGCGTTTTTCTGTCAACCTTGACTTCTGCTAAGTCCATTTTTTTCTCCGAGATTTAATTCGCGGTCTGGTCACTGCCGTTGACCGCGCATCAGGTTAAGATGAGGCGTTAGCCCTAGTGATTTTCAGTGTGCAAGCTTCAGAGCTGTCAAACTTCCCTTGAAAGCCCATTTCGACCATGACATCCGCGTTTGAAGAACCCGCAACGACTGTGCCGCTGGTGAACTCCATTAATGGGATTTCAAAGGTGTATGAGTTCCCGTTGGTGTTTGCATTGTCTTCAACCTTGAACTTCAAGCCTGACGCAGTGCCAGCGATATACTTGTCAAACAAAGCCTTGGTTTCAAAGTAAACTGACATAGTGCCAGTGACTACGAATTGACCCAGACCGATACGCGCTGCGCCAAGTGTTCCGATCTCATTGTTCACGCGCAAATTGTTTGCAATCGTCAAAGATAAGTTCATGCACTTTGATAGGTTTGAAAGGCTTGCCCCTTCTTGGATAAGTGTAACGTCATCAATGGCGTTCATAACGTCTGTGCTACTCACTGAAGCCGCATTCGGGGCTTTCAGTTGTGTTGTATCGCTCACGTCCAAGGTGTTTCCTATGGCGCTCACAGAGCCAGTGACGATGCTGCCAGCCGACAGGTTTAACGACATGCCATCAAACATAATGTCTTTAATTCTGTGAAAGCCGCCTTGGGAGCCGCCAACGCCGCCAAATTGCTTTTCGAGCGTGTAGGCTTTTGTGGCTGTCCCGTTTTTCAAGACGTTTGTGCTGAATGAACTACACATCACGCCTTCGAGAAGGTCATCTATCGCGTGGTTGTAGTTTGATCCACTGACAGCATATGTGCCGCCATATGAAAGTTCGAAATTAATATCACCAGAAACGGAAGCATCTGTTCTGATCAAGTCAGACACATTTCGGTCAGACCTGATCTCATCGGACTGAGTGTTCGAAATGTTATATGTCAAGCTTTCGCCCGTCATTCTGACCGCTTTGCTTTCGATTGAATTTGGTGCGACTGTTCCCCATGCTGTTTGCGGAGCAAGCAACAGGGCTGCGCGATTGGTGTCTGTCATCTTTAGCCTCTATGCAGTTGCGTCCCTATAGTAGGGGACTGTTAAATTTAGCTGAAACCTTCCTTCGACTACCCCGACCCTTTGGACGTTTGGGGTTCGACAGATGATTGTGCCGCTGTTTCCACTGCTAAAACGCTGGTTCCGAAAGATCGCGGCTATCGTGTCGGCGTAAGTTCTTGCAGTTTGAGAGCCAGAGTTTGCATCAACAAAAATCTGGATCGAAATAAGCCCTGTGTATCTGTGGCTGGGCGTTGTTCCTGTTAGTTCAATTTGAGTGGCAGAAGCATTCTGAATGAAAATCGCAACGTATTCGCTATCAGTCGGGCGAAACCCAACATTATCAAAAGCAATCGGAGTGGTTGTCCAATTGTCCTTGAAGCGCTTTTCAATTGCCGCTCTTTCATCCGCGAAACTGCTCATGATTTCCCTATTTATTACAATTTGTAATTTTATATATCAAGACTTAGCCCTTTTCTAGCTCTCTTAGCGTTGCATTTATTTCAGCTTCGACTTGAGCCACCGTCAGATCGACGATGTTATCTTTTAAATCTATAAACGGGCCATATTCGACGTTGTTGGTTATATAAACTTCACCCTTGCCGCTTATGTATCCAACCGCGTTCTGGGCTTCTGGCCCGTAATAGTTTTTCTGACTGTCTGGCGCTTCTTTAAGAACAGATTGATCGACCACTTCTTCGGTTATATTCCAAGATCCACGCAGTCGCCCCGTATCAACCCGCGTGTTTGCCTTTGCTTTATTTAGAACGTCGAAGCCAACGCGACGAACGGCTGTTTCCACATTTAAACCCGCTTGTTGAACGAATTTTGAAAGATCCAATTCAAAGCTTTTTTCGATCATAGTGCCACCGCCACGTCATAAGTCGCGACAAGATCACCCGAAAAGTTTGGAGTGACCGCGATTACATTATATTTCTTTGAATTAAACTCGACCTCATAGCCGACTTCTGGCGCAAAAGCTTCACCCGCCCTTGCCATGATTAAAACAAAGCTTGCCTTATCATACGCAGCCTGAGTTGACAGGGGTTGCCCCCCAACAGCGATAACCTCACTTGCACCGCCAGCTTTTGTCTTTGCGCTTGATATGATCGCCTTGCGAGTTTGCTCTTGCTGCGACTTCGACAAAACGCCTGTGGTGGGATTATAGCTCGACACTTCACCGCCACGCATGATGACGGTTGTGCCGAACTGATTAATCATTTGTGCCGCCACTGGCCCAAGGGCGTTGTCGAGAGCCGTTGCCATAATTACACCTCGCGAGTGATTTGCGGGATTATATTACATTTCGTAATAAATGTCTCCATGCTAATTCACATCACCCTCATATCTACTCGTCCACATGGTTAAAGAATACTTCACTCCCGATTTTAACTCATCAACATGATGACCGTGGGTGACCTGTGATGGAAACAAAATGCAGTCACCAATCGAAACATATTCGTTGTCAAAAGTTTGACGGGGGAAGATTAGAGTTGCGCCCTCATAATTGTCATTAAGCTTTACCGAGCCTGTCACATGGCTTGCATCACAATGCAGCCCAAGTGTCTTTTGCGTGTCCACCGAATATCGCATTGAGAACGCATCCCGCAGCCCGTAGTGCTTCATTGGCGTCCAGTGTTTCTCACTTATAACGCCTAACTTTTGACGCCACAGGCGCTCGTATTCATCCCACAGGCCCAACTCTTTGAGCCTGATTTCATAGGCGGGGAACTTATCATCAGGCAGTGGTGACCAGCCGCCATGCGCTTCGGACTTGTCGATGATGTATCGGCACTGACTTTCCGTCAGAAACTTCGTGACCAAAATATCGTTTGCCACCACCTCAAAGTCTAAATCCATATAATATGGGCTTTTGACCTGTTGCGCTTCCTCAACGTAGCCAAACGTCTTTGCTAAATTTAAAAATCTAGCCTTGGCGTCATCGCCACCATTTCCGTGATATAGGCAGGGGCAACACATACCATTTGAAATTTGACCATCTTGAACAGAAACTTCATCGTTGCATTGGAA